GATTTACCTTACAGACTTTTAGTCACCAATGCCAAGAACAATTCCGCTATGAATAGAGAATGCCGTACAAGTGCCAGCCAAGTAAATCCCTGCGTTAATGGTTGATGCAGAGGCCGCCGTTGCATTTGCTAGGCCAGAAAATCCAGTTACGGCAGAGGAGATGCTTGAAAACTTTGCATCTGAAACAATGTAAATACCAGCAAATCCAGCGGATGCACTAATCGCAGTTCCAGTTGTGGTTACATACTGGGTGCCGGGTCTGGCGGCGTGAGAAACTTGATCGTAATAAGGTTCTGAATTTGTAAGGTCTGCCATAGTTTCCTTATTGTTGTGTCAAAAGAAAAAGGGGGAGAGCTTTCGCCCTCCCCCTTCTTCAAGGAACCAACCAATGAACCAATTTTTAGCTGTAGGTCGTGGTGATACGAACCGCCGCATTAGCGTCAATGACCTTCTCTGCGGTGTTCATGCGAACACGGAGAACATTGCTACGGCGAGCTTCGTCACGATAGCTTTCAGAGACGAAACCACCCGGAGCGTCATCAGACCACACCAAGGTGCGTCCCAGACCACCAGCGGTGAACTGACCGCCAGAGACATTGGCAACAACAATCTTGGTGTCGGGAACTATGAACGAGCCAGAGTATGACTTGTTCTTGTTCGCCGTGTTGTAGGCCGCACGACCGATGTAGACTTTATCCACACCGAAAGCGGTTGCAATCTGGCTCTCATCGAGCAGACGGCCACCAGTATTGGAAACCACTCCGTAGAACTGATTCTGCAAGAGGGTAGTCCGGCGAACCCGCTCGTAGACATTCGCCGACATGATGACGGCATTGGGTTCGTAACCGAGTTTGTTCAAGGCGAGCTTGCCAGCCGCAACATCCGCAGGGGCGTTGATGGTCGCAAGATTCGCTTCGGTGTAGTTAGCCGTGGGGCTAATATCAGCCGTAGTGAAGGGGGTCGTTGTTGCAAACAGCAAGTCAGCCACCCGCTTTTCGTGGGAGAGCTTAACTTGGCGGAGCAAGAACTTCGCTGTCTCGGCTTCGATCTGGAAGAAGCGGTTTGCATCCGAACGGAAAGAATCGTCCAACAATTCTTCCAGTCCTGTTTCAATACAATCGTAGGTATCGGAAGTGAATTTCCGAACCGCACGAGCGTATTCAGCACCAGCATTACGCTTGGCCGCATCAGCGTTCAAGAGATCGGCATCAGCCGTCTGCACTTTGAGGTAAACACCACTCTTTGCCGACACGGGCAAGAGAGGCATAATGTCAGCGCCAATCATCCCAATCTGGGCTGGGGCTTCGATAAGGGCTTGGTTGATGTCCGCACGAATTGTCGTGCCACCAGAGATAAAGCTCATTTTATATTATTCTTTCTTTGTTTGTTGTTACTATTGTTTAGAACAATGGAACTGCAATTTCGATAACCGCCGATGTTGCCGTGGCCGCTTCGAGAGCGATTCCAGCAGTCGAGAGGTTGGAACCACTCGATGTGACTTGACCAGCCGCATCGAAGAACAAGGTATTACCAACCGCACAAGTTCCAGAAATTGTTGCAAAAAAGGTGGGGTGTAGCATCTTAATTGTTACAAAACCGCCAGCGGCAGCATCTTCTTGAGTCACGCCAATAGTTTTGCTAGCACCAGAAACCGAAACATTTACGAAACCCGCCGTGGTGGTATCGGGGGTAACAAAACGATAAGCCGAAACAGCGGAAGCCGTTCCGAATGTGCGAAAAACATTATCAATTTGAGTGGACATTGTATTTAATCCTTTGTGTTAGATTTTAGTAATGCCACGGCTACGAGCCTCGGCATATTCTTTGGGGTTGGAGAGCATCACGGCGTTCATCGCCTTGAGCTTCGAAGTTCCGTAGTCGCTATGGGCGGCCACAAGTTCTTCAAAAGTTTTGGGTTCGACTTTCGCCGGGGCTTCAACAACCGGGGAAGCGGAAATGGGCTTAATGCCAAATTCGGTCAGAACGGCTTTGAGCTTTTCGGCCATCTGGCTTTCGTCCTTCTTAACCTTATCTTCGGGCGAAGGAACATCAGCAACTGGCGTTCCTTCTGCGGAATCTTCGGCTTGATCTTTGGCTTCGTCAGCGGGTTTCATAGCGGCTTCGAGAGCCTCTAGGCGAGCTTTAAGTTCGCTCAATTCGTCCATGTATTTCTTATCCATATTTTTATCTCCTTTTTTGTCAAGTATTGGGTCGCTCTCGACAACTGCTTGTGGCATATCTGCGGGAATGCTAACGCCCCCCGCATTGTATCCCAAATTTTCTTCTGCTTTTACGCAAGAACCGGGTTCATAGGCTCCAACGCCTTTTGCTGGTTTGTATCCTTCCCAACAACGAAACTTTGTTCCAACTGCGAAAACAAGCATCTCTGCGTCTTTGCTTTGGAAGTCACGGAACTTCTCATTGCTGGCTGGGCTAGAAACCAAGTCGGCAGACTCAATCCTTTGCGGACGGATATAGTCTTTCCCATTGATGGTTTCAGATTCGTTCAAGAACGCCAAGCTAACCCCAAATTGGTCTGGGGCTTCCGATGCCATTTCCTTAACCAATCCGTAGTGAGGGGAGCTTTTTAGAAGGTGAAGGTCTGCCATCAGTTTATCGCCTTCAATGCGAGGGTTGCGAGCAAAGCCAAGAACTGCTTCAAGCCCGGAGCCGTGATTCATCTTAACCTTAACTCCATTTGGAGCTCTCGACATTAGATCATAGGCTTTCTCGATGGAGGTCTTGTCGATGAACAAATCGTGTCCTCTGGCCTCTCCTTGGCTTAAAATGTAAACATTAGGGATAATCGTTGAATCTTCTTCAAGCCTAGCTTCCTTGCGTTGCTTCTTCTTTGCATCCCGGTAGGTCTGGTAGGCAACTGCAACCCTTTGTTTCTGGTCTGGGAAATCTTTAACTGCGGTTTCGTGTCCCATAAAACGACCAACAAAATCTTTGCTTTTCTCGCCTTTTTTTGGAGTTAGTAGGGGCATATAATTAAACTAGGGTTAAGAGATACTTTAGCTGATTTACATTTCCAAGAATTTCATCTCGGATATTCAAAAGATCGGTGTCACCTTCGTTCAAATAACCGGGCAGTTCTTCTGAAAGGAACGAGATAAACTCATCGTTATATTCGCCAAAGGTTTCGGAGTAATTGTCTAGGCTGAAATCAAAGGTAGAAGCAGAGATAATTCTGCCATACTTGCCCATAAATGTTTCCACAAATTCATCAATGTTCTCTGTAAGAGACTCGTAGATTTCCCCAAAACTCTTGTGTTGGCTATAACTCCTTGTCTGCCAATGAAATATCTTATATTGATTCTGATATGTCAGAAAGGTGGTTAAAATTGTCTCGCCGTTGGCGTTTTCCATAAGGTTATGGTTTCTTGTCAATTCCATCTGCACAAGTGCAACCCGGCTTGTCGCAAAGCTCTTTAGGGTCAATCTTTTCTTTATCAATAGGTTCAAGGTCTGATGAAGACCCAAAAACTCTTTGCTTATATGAATTATCTTTTTCTAGTGGCATATCAATATTCTTCCACATCTACTTCATATATAAAGCCAAATTTTTCGCCTCTCAAATTTTTCGCCTCTCTTTTTTTGGGTTCGCCAACCGCTCTAATCCTTGCTCCATATGGAAGCACAAATTCCTTTTCTCCGCTTGAATCTAGGCCGTGAAATTGTCGCACTTTAGAGCTTTTAACTAGCCTTAATTTAACTTGTGCCTCCGATCCTCCACCAAAACTTCTAGCTACATCCTTGTCTTCACTAAATGATGTAAGTGTTCTATTTAGTTTTGCCCCACCAGTTAATTGACGAACATAATCATCGCCTTCTTTTTCTGTTGCAAATCCCATTCCTCGATATAATGGCGATTTTTGTTTTATAGGCTTTTGTTGCTCCATCAAATTCCGAAGTTTTTTGCCAACATCACTTTCTGGCTTTTCATTGATTTTTATATAATGTCTTCCCCTAAAGTCATCTGTAATTTGCCAAGCGTTTTGGTCATTTCTTACTTGATCTCTCCAATCATTAAACTCTAAATTTTTCCCCTTAACCCCTATTTCACCAACTTTCCAAATTGCATTTTGATCGTTTCTTGTAATTTCCGATCTGTATTGATTCCAATCTCTTTCGTCATTTGCTCCATTAAATAGCTTAACTCCCTTTGGAGGAGTCCGAAGTTTTCCTGTGCGTTGCCCTTCGTTTTGTTTGTATTTTGGTATTTTTGTTTGAGGTAAAACTTGTTCTTTTGTTTTGGGAGCTTCTTTTGCAGAATCTTTCCTTGGTTCACCTATTGGCCTTTTTGGTTCATATCCACCCTTTAGTGCTGGCCTTCCATAGCCTTCTGCACATTTGTTATCCGGGCCAAATGTTCCGTCCTCGACTTGTCCGCAATCTCTAGCAAATTCAGTTTCTACTTTTTTTTTATCGTCTGTAATCGGGCCGCCAACAATCCAAGCGTCACAAGTCCGTTTAGATGCACACTTGAAATCAAAAATCTCGCAGTAACCTAGATCGCCACCAATAGCAACTTCATTTGCATCTTCACCAATCCCCTTCTTAATGCACCCAAGAAGTTTGTTGGTTTGATTAAAGGCGGCACAATTACCACAACGCATCTTCTTTGCGGTTGCTACATCACCTTGAAACTCGTCTGCCTTTGCCTTCCAATAGGCATCATTAGGCTCATTGGGATTAGCTGGCCCATAGTTGGCATCATCAACCGCATTTTGTCTGTGAGCTAAATTGGTTTTTACATCTTGAGTTGCGATTGGGCAAGAGGCTGGTTCTTCTAGCTTTTCGTCTCGGCTGTCCATCTGCTTGATGAGTTTCTTGACCCAAGAAAATCCAGCATCACCACCCCAGCCGTTCCACGCTTGCCAGCCCTTGCCTTGATCGTCCCAACCAGCACCCTTCTTATCGACTTCGTGACGGCTAAAGAAGGAGTGCATTCTACGAATTGTGTCCGGGGATAATGCCTTGCCAGCAATCAAATCCCTAGCCCTAGCGATGCCTACGGAGGTCATTCCCCTCTGACTAGATGGTTTCTCGCTACGAACCTCCAAAGCTCGCTTGGCGGCATCCCTAGCCCCTTGGGGTGGGGTAAAGTCGATGTCTGAATACTTGCCAAGCTCACAAGCCTTTAGCATTCCAGCAATTAACATCTTAACGCTCTTATTATCTAGCTTGGACAATTCTTGCAGATTATTTTCAATCTGTATTCCGCCAATTTTTTGCGTATCTTCGGTTGCGCCTTTTTCGGTAGGCTCTCTTTCTTCACCAACATCAATGTCCCCATCGCTACCAGTTGTGCGGGTTTTAGTGTCTTGCTCTTTGATTGGGGGAACAACCACAACTGCGTTTTCGTCTTGCGGTTCGTCCTCCATCTTTTCTGGTGTGGGAACTGCTTGAGTAGGCGTAGGTGTTTTTGTGGATGGGGCGATTGTTCCAATGTTTATTCCTTCCACAATTTTTGATGCATCTTGTGCAGAAATGAATGGGAAAGCCGCCGTGATGATTGAAATAGAGCCTTCCTTTGAAACCGCCCCGGAAGCAACTGCATTGATGACTTGAATAAGCGAAGCAACTTGCGCTCCATTGAGTGCTTGATCTGCGACATAAGTCTGATCTGCTTGTTTGGGTTGCTCGCCGTCTTGTGTTTGATCTTGGTTGGGTTGAGCAATAGAACCAATAATTGTGTCGGAAATAGAGCTTGCTTGAACACCATATTGCTCTGAAAGGTCTTTAACCAACTTGGCTTCTAATGCCCTCTGCCTCATTGAGCTTTCAAAGTCCAATCCCTTTTCGGCGTAAATTGAGCTTGCGGTAGTCAGTCCGGCTCGAAACTCGGATATATTGGCTTGGCTCTCCCTTCCTAAATCTATGGAGACATTCGCACCAAAGTTAAAGACTCCCTTTGTGCTTTTGCTTCCAAGATTGTTTGCAATCAATCCCCTCGCAACTCCGTCTGCAATAACAATGTTCTTGAGTGGTCGAAGAACCTTATCCTCAAGAAGTTTCTGGTATCTTCGAAAAGTGCGTCCTGCTTGTTGCATTTCAAGCCTAGCAGTTGGGCCGGACATTGAAGAAGGGTCAACCGCAAATGAATAAGGGATGCCAACTCCCATACAAATGTTTCGCAAAAGAATCCTGTGGAACTCCGCAAAAGCACCAGAGGGACGGCTAGGGCCATCTGGGAAAACGATGTCCTCATTGACTTCCAAATAGCTTATCTTACCCGGCTCAATGGTTTCTAGTTTGATGCCTTGATTGTCGGCGTTTAGGTCATTCGTAAGCGTGGACAAGTCGGAGGCGTTGTTGTTGTTTCGCTTTACGATTCCAGCTTGTGAACTTGCCAGTTTTGCGGCCATCTTTTCGGAGGCAATGATTTCATACAAATCCACGCAATCATTGATGGCTGTATGAAAAGCAGAAATTCCCCGGTATTGGTCGATGCGAAGCGGGTCGTAAAGATGAAACGCTTGGCTTGCCGGGATTGTCGTTTGAAAGATATAAGCGTTTCCATAGGTGCGTAAATAAATATCGTAACCAGTAGGCGCACCAGTTTCTTGATCAATATGGATTCCACTAATAAGATTAAGGCTTGTGTAAGTGCGATTAGGGTCACCAAGTCTGTCTGCCTCGATGCCTTGGAGTTTTAGATTTCCACTCTGGTCACGCACCAGAACGAACAAAAAGTCTCCGTCACGGAGCATCGACATCATTGCGACTTGCATTAAGAACGACCCGGTATTTCGTTCAGAAAGATCGCACTTGTCCCACCATTCGTTCCAATAGGCCTCTACATCTGAATTAACCTTGGGGCTTTCTGTTCTGGCTTGATAGGAAATGTTACCCGCACAATGGCTGGCAAACTTCATCAGCAACCCACGAATCAATCCAACATTTTCGGCCAAATCCCTAGAACGCTTGAGAAGTTCTACCCGGTCATAGTTTGAGCGAAAACCTTCCGCACCAGATAACGAGGACGGCCCACGGCGTTGCCGATTATATTGCGTTGCATCATATTCAAAGGCCGTGAGCTTTGCCCTAGAAGCAAGCCGATCAACCGCCGCTTGCGGATTTACAAAGGCAATAGCCTTATCAAGAAAGTTCAGCCCAATTTTCTTCACTTACGCCATTCCCATTGAACGAGCAGGGCCAAACTTTGCGTATGTGGTTCGGATTCGTCCACCAGTTGCTTGCTGAATCGCAAGGGTAAGCTCGGCAATGGTATCACGCACCTCGCCAAGATTCGCTCTAGAAAAAGATCGTCCAGCGATGGAATAGCTTGAACCCGCCACCGCAATAGCCTCTAGGCAAGTAATATACTTATCCCGCAAGGAAGTTAGGGTGGTGAGGGGTAGCCCAATAAAATCACCCTTCGCCATTCTCAACCTCATCTGTCAAACTTGCTGGTGTGATATTCAAGAGCTTATGCAACCCGGCACCTACAATGTTCATACATTCGCAATCCAACAAGTGATTCTGCTTCCCAATCTGCTTCCAAACCATCCTAGTTCTCCCGGTCATTGGGTTTTTAACTGAAACCTTTCGCTCTGCTTCAATATGCTCTCGCCATACTTGCGGGGCATCATCGGCAACGAATCCTTCCGACTTAACCAGATTGGCAAAGATGTCCTTGATTGCTGGGTTAGACCACCTCCATATAGGAGCCAAACGCCATTTCCAACCATCCCTAGAGCCTGTGGCCTTACCAGAAAAGGGGTCACCATTGGCGATTCTTGCAAATGGTCTTGCTATCTTTTGCTGTCCTACGATCTCGGAAAAGCTGGCCTTGTCCGAACCCACAAGACCTAACCAGCCCATCTTACAAATCCACTCGTAGCAAAGACGGGTTTGATCGCCAGTATCAATCACAACGCATCTTGGTTCCACCTCAAATTCATCAGCCTTCGCCGCTACATCGCCCCAAGTCTCAAGCCTACCAGCCCAAACCATTCGAGACTTTCCCTCGCCATTATAAGCCCTAATCAAAGCCCAAGTGTGGAACCCACCAGATTCTTGCACATCGACTGACATAATCGTTTTTTCTCCTTCGTGAACAATACCCATATTGTAACCACCAGCCTTGATCTCGATTCGCTCTTGTTCGTGTTCTAGCCAAGGTTCAGCAAGGATTCGGTTCACAAAGTCTTGTAGCCCGATGATTCCGCTATATTTGTCTTGCAAGAACTTGACCGCTAGGGAGCCAAACGAAACCCACGGAGCATATAATCCGTTCAAGTGATAGCTTCGGCGGTTTGGTTCGCCTTTAGGGTTGGTCGCAATCCACTCTCCACCCCGGAGCATTGCTGTCTTTTGGCCGTCTGTAATCTTGCCTTTGCAGTTCTCGCACTCGTAATAGGCCGATGATTTAACCAGCTTAAAATCATAAACTGCTTCTTCGATCTTTGCGTTCTCATCCCACTTCACTTGCCCCCAGATGAGCTTCTGCTTGTGGTTGCAATGTGGGCAAGGCACAAAAAAGAAACGCATATCTCCCTTTTGCCATTCTGCCCAAATCGTAGAATCCGCCGTGGTTGGCGTAGATGTGGCGATGATTAAGTGATTTGGATAGGTCGCAACTCTAGCCTCTGCCAACTGCAATGCCCCAGCCTCGCTCTTGCTCGCACCCGCCTCTGGGTATTTGTCCACTTCGTCCAAACATAGAAGTGCTACGCTTCTAGATGCCAAATTGCTAGGTGAACTAGCACCAACAAACCAAAGTGAACTTCGTTTGAAATGTTGCTCTAGCAATTTAATTTTATCGGTATTATCTGGCTTTTCTTTTGCAAGTGCTGGGCAATCGTCCACCATCGGAAGCCATCGGGTTTCAGAGAAAGACCTAGCCAAAGCCTCTGACGGCATAACCCATAGTGCGGGACAAGGATGCTCTGCAATTCTATAAGCTAGGCCAGCTAGAATTGTGGTTGTCTTTGATGTTTGTGCGCCCCATACGAGCGTAACCCTGCGAACTGAATCATCACCGAAAGCCTCTAGCGGCTCTCTTACATACGGAGTTAGCTTGGTCGAATACGCACCGGGAATATTCGTTACCCTAGCCGAAAGAGTTAGATTCTTTTCTGCCCACTCTGGAATCGAAAGTTTTTCCCTTGGCTCAAAGATTGATCTGGCGAATTGCTTAACATCAAAAAGCTGGTTCATCTCTTAATCATATAATCCTTGGCATAAGCCCAAGTTGGATTCTGATGTATTTTGTGATGACATTCAAAGCACACGGCCAAGAAAAACTCTGTCTCGTTCAGCCTATCGCCAAACCTACCACGGCGATGATGCACTTGGCTTGCCATTTTGCATCTACAAACTTGGCAGACCGGGTTGTTTCCAAGAAACTTCTCTCGAACATCCTTATAGACTTCGTTCTGGCCTTTCCGCTTTTTAGAAACTCGGCGTAGCTTTCCGCTTCGCTTGAGTGGCGTTTTGCGTTTAAGTGGTGTGCGTTTCATTTTTTGAATGATGGCAAATAAATAAATGTGTATGCAAGAATATATGCCGCATCTGTCCAACTAAATTTTCCATAACCCAATGCTCTTGTTATGACTATCAGCAGAAAAAGTGGAGTAGCAAAAAACCTAAACTTTTCATCAAGCCAATCTATAATTTTTGTTATGCTTTTCATTTTAGAATATCGTCCAGAATTGAACCAAGAATGCAGACCACAACCAAACCAGCAAGTAAAAGAAGGAATGATTCGTTCATTTGAACGCTCCCTCTGCTTTCTGAATCGTCACAAAGATTTGGTCGATGCCCTCTTGGATTGCTTGTTTCGCACACTCCGGGTCACTTGGGTTTGCTCTGGTCGAAAGCGATGCTGGCATTGCATCCATTAAATTCCTAATCGAGCCAAGCCATTTACCGAACACTTCCCGAACTTCGTCCATTCGGATGACGGCTCTTGTGGCTTCCTCGTATTGAGCGTGTTCCATTTCTGCTTCGCTTGCTCTT